AGCTATTCCACCGCTACTATTAACAAATTGAATTTCATAACTAATAGTGTATGTAAAATCAATTGTATTCAACGGATTCTGTAACGCTGGGTAAGTATAAACACTTGTTGGTCCATCATAGTTTGAACTAGGGTCACTTATAACTGTGTTTATATCTATTTGTGTTGGGGGAATTTCTGTTAAACCACCAACAGATGAAGGTGAGTTGGTTATTACTTGTGGTGATGTACTCTCAACCTCTACCTTAAGGTTATTATCCTCACTATCAACTGGTTTTATTTCATCACCATTATAAGGTATAAGTAATTTATCAAATAATATATCGTCATCAGCTAATGTATCCCAGGTATAACTATAACCTGCATTAGTAAATATATTATCAAAATATTTTTTAGCATAAATACCAGGCATAAATTCAGTTAAATTGAATTCAGTATCAGCACTATCACCATTACCAAAAGGCATTACATATTTATAACCATCAGCAATAGTATTATTAAATGAATTAATAACATTTGTTGCGGTATAAATATGATTTAAATCACTAAAATCTAAATCAGTTAATAATTTATTATTTATTTCAGTAAAGAAATTACCTGTTGAATCTTTAACTAAAACAGTATAAGATATTTTTTCATCGTGTGAACCATTTTCTTGTTCTTTATTAATTTCAACAATTTGCATTACTGCATTATCTAATACTACTATTCCATTTTGTATAACAATACATTCTTGTATTTTATTTATGTCATATGTTCCGGCAATAATATTTAAATCAAAATAATAATTTAATAATTTGTTATTATTTTTTGATCCTGTTAATGTAATTGATTTAGATACTGTTCCAGTTTTCTTAGAAATATCTCTAATATCACCGATTGCATAGTTCAAAGGAAATGATGTACCTTCAGCAACATCTAAATATCCTTCAACTTGTCCTATTAATTGTATTCTTGTAATTTGATTATCCATTTTAAACGTTTATAATATTTTGGTTTGCTAATGTTATAGTTATTGTTTGTCTTATTAATGTTTTATTCTTTTGTCTTTTATTAGTGAATGATGAATCATCTATTGTACAAGCATAATATTGACCATCAATTTTAATATATGTTGCTGGTGATGTTAATAACTCTTCAAATAACACAGACATTACATCATTCATCCAATCAGTATTTAATGTTATTTTTTTAGTAACATCAATATTATAAATTGTTTCACCTTTATCATATGTTTTATAACTAAATTCATCTATTGTTAATTGTCCTAATTTTTGTTTATATGAATCTCTAGTAATTTGACCTGTTTCAGTACTTCTTAATGGAAATGCATAACTTAATAAAGATCCTAATCTATCTAAAAATACTATTTCATAATCTTCTATTTTACATCTTCTATCAATATAAACTCTATATGTTTTTGATGTTGGTGTTCTTGTTATATCAGTTCCATTAAAAGTATGAAATTCATACCATTCAGTATCATCTTTTATTAATGGAGTTGTTCCACTTATAACAGTTGGTGAATATATATTAGCTGGTCCAATTCCAACTTGTCTAATTATACTTGATGTTCCTGTTGTCCATATAAAATGTGTTAATACATCACCGTTTGAATTTGTATATTCTATTGACATTTCTTCATTATCTGTAACATTATAATAATTATTATAAATATTTATAAACATTTTTTCTGTTGGTGTACAATAAAAAGAATTGAATTGATTACCACCAATTGGTAAATTTGTCATAAATGATTTAGTTGTACTTGGTATTGTATTGATTGAAAATTCTGTACCGCTATATGTTCTAAAATCTTTAAATGATAATGCACCGTTGAATGCAATATAATTTGATGATGTTATTAAATCTGTAAATTGTGTTTTTCTATTATCTGCATATACTGTTGTACCTGGTATAGCTGGACCTGATCCAGGAAAATTTAATTCAATTATAATAGAGTAAGCATCAGGTACATCAACAATAGTATGTAACCCATTGATAGTTGCAGTAACACCAGTTGTAAGAGTTGAAACATTTATTTGATCACCAACAACATATGTGTGTGCAGTAGTTGGTACTAATTGTATTAATTTAGTTTTACCAGTATATATACCAGTTAATTGCATTTCAAAATCTTGATATGTCCAATTAGTATTATATTCTTCACCTATTTTTATATCATAATTAACTAAAGAAGATGCCGCATCAATTGATGCATTATTAGTAGGACTAAATGTATGTGTAATTAAATTAGTCATTATTCTTGATACATCTAATACACCATAAGCATCAGTAGGTCTAGGTGCAACTCTAAATTGTCCTATTAAATTTGTTGTTCCAGCGTAATATAAATTTACTAAGTATCTAAATCCTTTTAATGGTGTATTAGTAGAACTAAAGTAAAATACGTTTGGATTATATGCAGGTGTAAATTTATTTGGTGCACCTATTATTGTTATTGCCATAATATATTATTGAATTATTTATTGTTATTATATATATTGTTTTAATTTTTTCTGATTATTCCACAAATGAACTTTTATAAACTTAATAATTAAGTCTGAATGGTTGAATTGTTTTAGTTGAATGTCTTAATCTATGTGTGACGTAATATCTTATTCCATCTATTGCGTGATTATACATATCTTTTGGAGCACCTGCTTTTTTATTTGACCAAATATAATTATTTAATTCTTTAATAATATTTTTAGATGTTGATGTTACAATTAATTCATAGTCTTGCATTAATTTTATACCTTCTTCAATTGATCCAGCACCTTTAACACAGGGAATAATATTAATACCTGCTCTCTTTAATTCCATTATTAATCTATTTGCTGAACTATCTGCAATTACTTCTTTATTATATGTTTCAGGTTTAATACGATCAACTAAATCTTGAGTTAATAATTCTCTTGAATAAATCTTTTCATCTAAATAAATCTTCTTATTAATTTTATCAATAGCAATTTTAGTCATAGCAGTTTCATCAGGAGAAAATCCAAAATCTAATCCATAACCATATTCTAAATTCAAATCAAATTCTCCTATCTTCCAATTATTAAAGATAACACCCTCAGCTACTGATAACCAACCACCTAGAATTAAATGATTATATTTATCTATATTATTTTTTTTAATATTTAATATTTCATTAATATATGATTCTGCTAAATTGTCTAAATTATCTTCAAATGTTGTATGAATATAAGTTGTATTATTAACTGTTGTATTACTACCTGGTTCAACACCTGTATCTTCAAAGAATTTTTTATATATCCAATGTACTTTTGTAGCTGGGTTCATTATTAATATAATTCTGTTTTGTTTTAATAATGATCTTACTGATAATTGAATTGTGTCAAATATTTTTTCATCTACTAATTCTTCAGCTTCATCTAATATCCAAGTTGTAACTCCGTTTAATGATTTAAGGTTTGCAGTTTGGTCTCCATTAGATGTTTTAAGACCTCTAAATAATATTTTAGATCCTGTTGTTTTAGATATTATAGAATCTTTTGTAATAGAGAATTGGTATGATATTCCTAATAGTTCTAATTTAGATACAAATTCTGGTATAATAGATATATGTGCTGAACTCATTGTATAACGAGTAAATAGTATTGTATGGTTATCTTCAAATAATAATATTAATGCACACCACAAAGAGATAGAGAATGATTTTGAACTTCCTCTACCTCCAGTGCATACATAGAATCTACTATCTGATTCAAATAGTGATTGATATTTTTTATTTATTGTAATCATATTTATTTAAATTTAATCATATCATTTATGTTTAAACCTGTAATTTTTGTTTCTATTTTTTCTGGTTCATACAATCCAAGCATCTTAATTTGAATTTCTATAGCTTTTAACGCAGCCGTTGGATTTTCTAATATGTTTCCTTGTTTAATATCTTCTAAGTCCTTTAGAATTGATTCTTTTGTAATATTTAATTTTATAGATAGTTCTTTCTTTTGTTCATTTATTAATATAATTATGTGTGGCATATTCATTAATTTATAACCAGCTGATGCTGCAGTTGCTTCTGAATAACCAGCTCTAATAGCAGCTTGAGTAGCATTAAAATCTATAACATATTCTTCTACGAATTTTAATTGTTTATCAGTTACTTTAGGTTGTTTTACTGGTTTATCTATAATAGTGGATTTAGAATCTTTATCTGATCCTAAATCCATTTGTCTTTTCAAATCATCTAATTTAGATTTAGTTGATTTTTTTGTTTGTTTTTTTTCTTCCACGTTTTTTGATTTCTGTTTTTATTTCTTCTTCTGTTATAATAATAGGAGAATCTTCTGGTGTTGTATCATCTTCTAATTCTTCTTCATCAGTTAAAAATACTTCTTCTTCTACTAATTCTTCAAAGACATCATCAAATCCTAGATCACTAAAGTTTTTATAATGTGCTTCTTTTATAATATTTGTGTCTAATGTAATAGAACCTGCAGCTAAAGTGTTTCTTGTAATAATTAATCCTTGGTATTGTTTTTTAATTTGTAACATAATTTAATGTATATTGTTTATTTTTATATATTGTTTCATTTTGTTGTTTAAATCTTTAACTATGTTTCTGCCTGAGCATAGACTGATATTTAAATATTCTCCTAATTGTTTATAAGTATTGTAACCATCTTTGTAATATGCTATAAAACATATTTTATCTTCTTTATTTAAAGAATCTATAAATTGATCGATAAATTCTTCATTATAAATTTCATCTTCTATTTCTATATTATTATAATTATAATCTTCTAATATTGTTAAATCTTTTGAATCGTATAATTTTGAATTAAATCTATTAATATCTGAGTTTTTCCATATGCACGACATTGTTGTGTATCTTTTGAAGAAAATATAAAGTACGTGATTTAAAGTTAGTTTATTTTCTTCAGCAAAAGTTATAACTTTATCTTTATTTTTATCTAAATATAAATAAGTTTCTGTTAATAAGTCTTCTTCTGTAAATTTTGATTTTGATTTGATTATTAAAAATTTACAGTTCTTTACTAATTGTTTATAATTTGTATTGAAATAATAATCTAATTCTGTTTTGTACTCGTTTTCCATTTTTAATTAATATTTTGTTTATCGTAAAAGATAAAGAACTCAGTATGAAATTCCTTCTTTCTTGCTTCAGCGCAAAAACATTCTTG